GGCTTTACGAGCACCCAGTCTTGCCACACTTATCGTTCCTAGTGCACTAGGTGTGGGAGTTAAGTTTCTTATTGACCCGACGCTCGGGTATCGTTAGTGGAAAGTCTTGGACTTGAACTCTTCCAGAACTTCCAGACGAGTCTTCTCATCGGTGATGATGGCGACCTTGTCCACGGCACTCTGGTAAGCCTCAGTACGAGCCTGATCGGCTTTCTTGTAGGCCTTCATGTCCGGAGCCTGCTTGCCCCACTTGAAAGCATACACCCAATTATCTCGGAAGCTGTTGTAGTACTCGTCGTCCTCATCCTCGTCATCATCGACGTTATTGAGGAAATCCTTGTTGATGTGGAAGTTACCTTCCTTCAACCACTTCTGCATTTCCTTGACATTCTTGGGATAGATGCCATGGATTTGGAAGTGCAGATCGAGTTCTTTGGACTTCTGGACATTGATAGCCCAGAGGCGCTCTTTGATGTAACGGAGGGTGGTGTCTTCGTTGGTATTCATAGCATAACCGCACATTGTTGTTGTTTCCTTTTGTTGTGCGTTGGTGTAGTTCAGAAACTGCTTTGCGAATTGCAGATTTCCTATATCAAAAGAAGTTATCGGAGTAACTGGAGGACTAAAGACATACTGATATTTGACATCAGGAATTTCCTTAGTAAGTTTCGGAATGTCTTCGACGACACAGTCATCATAGACAATCCAATTGGTCTTGGGTTCTATGGCTTGGTACAAGTGTTCTCTCGCTTTCTGGTAGTCAATTTCATCTGGTTCAAGTTCATGGGGAGCTTTACCGAAGTATTCATTAGCAAAGCTCTGCCTAGCTTTACTATTTTGTCTTACTCCCCAGCGCTGCCACATGAACATTCTAGCAGTATCTTCTAATGCCGTGTTCATTGTAATCCCCAAATGGTAAGGGGTAGTAGACTTCAACACCTTTCGGTTCCATCTACTACCCCGCCAACATACACCACGAATGGTGCTGTTGGTTTTAAATCACGACGGGAGTACCTGCGAGGTCCTCTTCCGGCTGGACGAAGACCGGGATTTCGATCTCCGGGACTTCGGTGACTGGCTGCGTCGGAATAACTTCCGGAGCAACAGTCGTAGTTTCGATAGTGTCATTCATTGTTTTCCTCATTGTTCTTGTTTAGCGTCCTCTAGGCGTTCTCGCCATGCTTGACGCTTGTTTTCTCGGATGGTTTTGATTGTCTCGATGTATTCATCGGTCCAACAACCATCACGAATTCGGGCCACAGTAGCTTGAAACTTATGCCAGTATTTCAGATGATATGGGGCGTAATTCTTTACATTCCCTATATCTACTGTGGCCTCACGCTTTAACTGGCAATAGTCGCAGTCACAACCTAAACGGTTACCCCTGCGACAGTGAAACTCTACTGCTCTACTCAGCAGTATCGGCAGAAGCTTCTCCGCTATCCTTGCCTCCACCTTTGCCCTGATCCTTGCCACCGGCGAGATTGTAGACGTCTCCATAGTCATTATTCTCCAATGCTTTGGTGATGGCCTTCATTATCTTGTCGATCTGCTGGTGAAGCTTGTTCTTCTCATCCAGCTTACCTTTGCTGAAGGACTCCTGGACCTTCTCACCTTTCTCGTTGTACGAGATTTGATCTGGTCTGATCTTCTTCAGACTGTTCTCGGCGTCATTGATCTTGTCGATCACCTTGACCAGAGCCTCCGATCTCTTTGCAACCTCACGATCAACAAAGACATCAACAACTTTGTCTTCAACAGACGCGGCGGCATTGACGATGGTCTCGGCAATCTTCTCACGGATGGAAGTCATGTATCGGTCCCTTTCCTGTTAATAGACCTAATACAAATTAGTTATGTGACCTAGGAGGCTGACGAACCCTATTCGCGTGGCGACTAACCACGCGAGTTGGTACGTGGCGTAATGACCCTTTACGGTGGTAGCCGACATGGTCAAGCTCTTTTCCGTCCCCTTTATGTACACGTCCCTTACGAGTAGCTTTACGGCGTGCACGGTTTCTATCTTCACGACGCTTAACCTGTGCGGGAGAGTCCTCCCAGGCATTTTCTTTTGCATAATTACGCCTTTTCTTGGTCGATCCCTTCAATGTCCTCTGACACCTCCTCTCTTGATAATGTTAGCTTCAGAGGGACTTGTCCGACCTTCCAAGGCAGTTCTACTTCTTCAATGTATTCACCATGCTTAACATGGCCTAATGTATATAACAGTGGTAGAATACCGTCTGCTAGATTACTCAACGACACCGGAACTTCGATAGTTCGCGAGGTCATCTTCTGTCTCCTGGTTTTTGATTGCTTCTTTCTTGAGACGCTTGATCTTACCAGTCTGGAAGTCTGTCCAGACACTAGGAGTCTTTCCTTTTTGTTTACTGTCAAACTTAATCTTCTTTAGCTTTAATCGTTCTGCACGATCTGTAGGATGTTTTGTTCTAGTCATAATGTAATGGGGTAATGTTAGGTAATTCGATGAACTCTGCATTGATTAGGAAGCAGAGAGCATCAGCCTCGGTATAATCATTTAGAGCTAAAATATCTTCCAAGGAGTATGTGTTTAAAATACTCTCTGCTTCACTGTACGTTACCAAATACAAACCAACGCTTTATATACATGTACGTGTCCTGTAAAATATAGACCGCCAACAATTACAATTTCCGCAGCTAGGATAGAACCTACCCCTAGCCAATAACCAATCCGAGTAGAAGCCTTGATATCTTCTTCCCAGAACACATCGTCAGTACGCTTGCCTTTGAGGTTCTTCATTGTCAGTCCTCTGTGTTTCAACGAGTTCTTCTCTAAGAAGAGACAGTTGTCAGGGTGGCATAGACATTCACATCTAGGGAAGTCACAAGCCATTGAGCCACTCCTTAGGAATACTCCCGATAGCATACTTGAAGTTGTTCTTAACTGCCCATTTCTCATTTTTCTTATTGGGGGCATAGAACAGTATTCTAATATCTTTCTCGGGATGTTGCTTCCTAACAGCGACCATCTTAGCTTTATGCTCGGGTCGCAAATAACCTTTGGCCTCTATGTAAAGCTTGCCCGTGCAAGTAGTGACGATGAAATCAGGGATGTAGTGCCGAGCAAGTACATACGGTATTTTCTCAGTTTCGTATTCAAACTTAACCTTACTTCGCTTTAATTCACTAAAAAGCTTCTGCTCAAATTTATTCTTAGTTTTCTTCACACTCTAATTATACACTCTTCGACCGTCTCTGTCAATCTCCGGGACATCAGGAGTCCTTACTACTTTGGTAAGGTATCTTGGTCCATCTGCGTAAAGGAAGGTTCTAAGACTTGGAAAACAAGCGTGTTTGAAAGGGCTGTAGCTTGCTCTTGTATCAAGTCTTTGGTTTCCTGATTTCCCGTCACACACAACTCCACAAGTGCAGACTGGAGGGACATGCTGTCCAACAATTTCTTTAGATCGTTTAATTCTCTCAATAATGCTAGTTTCTCGAAGATAGTGTTCATACAAGCACATATGTCCTAATTGTTTGTCGATAGCAAGAATGTAACCACGGTCTTTGGTCCTGACCAACCCATCGTCAATACTGCCCACAAGATAACCATCCAGTTGATCCAGATACCCGAAAGGGTCATCTTCCTTAATAGACCCATCGCGAAACTTCTGGAAACTACGACTGCTAGCAGATTTGACATCCACAATACAACCATCAATGACGCAGTCCCGGTGACCGACGATGCCATCCACAGAGACTTCATCTTGTTCTCCTGTTACTTCGTGTCCTGCCGCCTTCGCCAGAGTGATTGCCAGAGCTTCAAGTATGTGACCGTAGGAATATTTGATAATCGCCGCTGGCGGGAGTGGCTCGGCAAGTTCTGGCTGATGGATAGAAGTCCAAAGTGCTCTTGGACAACTCGGTCCCATCTTGCTGAGACGTAGGCGAGGCGTGCCTTTCTCGTCATTAAAGTGCGTCTGTAGACGTCTTGCAACACTTCGTGCAAAGTCTTCGGAGAGTTCATCTGTGAACCATCCTTTGGTCTGAACTAAAGAATAAATGTCTGAAACTAATGTAGATATATGCAACTAACTCAACTATCCTCCGTGGATTACTATAGTAGCCAATTTAATCATACCATAACACAATAACAAATATGTAGATATTATTATAGGAGAGAATAACGTAAGAATAACAGAAGCTTCTAGCACTGTAAGTGCAGACTTCTTCTTATCGTCTTTCTTCTCTTCCTTCTTTTTAACCGGGTATTCAACACCGAACAAATCGGCGATAAGTTTAATGTCTCTTTTCCTGAGACCACGTTCTTGTCTTGGTACTTCGTTGAATGCGCTGTTTCCGATCAAGCGCAATAGAAGCTTATCGGTAGCAGACATGATTATTTCCTTTCCATCTGGGACTCTTCGCCCAGACATACGATGGGTTTAAGGGGGCCGTACATGCTTGATCTGAGGGGAAGACCACATGCCGGTTTCTCCTTTCGATGAGTGAAACCTCAATGGTGGACACCAAGTCTGTTGGGCCTTATCCACTAGTTCATCACTTCGTGGCAGCTTGCCAGTGGTGCATTCCAATTCCGATTGTAGGGCCTTCAACCCTTTTTCCAACCGTAGATGAACGGTAGTTTTGACGTCTCTCTTCAGAGGAGAGATAGTCATATTCAATCGGCGTTCACGGTATTTACATCTCAAAAGCGGTACTCGACGCCGCATCCGTATTGCTACGTGCCTGACCATCCCATTGTGCGTGGGGGCTCAACAGTCGTTCCTACACGGGCTACTAGAACTTGTTTCCGCCAATGAACAGGACTTGCACCTGCACGTCCTTTCGGACAGCGTCCTTTCGGATCGCCGCGTCTACTATCGTTCGCATCACTGGAACGTGTCTCATCGCCACTTGCTTCGGCCATTTTGAGATTTCATACGTCAGTGAACCTCTGCCCTTCGAGACCTTGAACACTCTGTATCCCGCCTAGGGATTGCGGACTCGCACCGCATCAGGTCTGGTGGTAGGCAGTCGTCTTCCGAAGACTGGGGCTGCATCGTGCCGTCCCCGCGTGTTAGAGGGTCGCCGCAACCTTACACTAGGCGCTAGCTTCTCCGAGCACTCATCTTCGCCTTCTCGGTTTGTCTCCACAGGGTGCAGTCTGGTCTCTTGCCCAGACAAGGCCCCGTGCGACTTAACAGCGGACTATCTTTATGTCCCGTTTGGCTAACCCCTACCGTCCGGCTACGAGGTTCCAAGACACCCCATGCCATCACTCGAGGTTAGTCCGATTGCTTAATACGGCAATCACTCGTTCGGGTTTGTCCGGGTAAGTCCTATACCATTAGTCGTTTTAGCCTCCATGATAATGGTCACATGGGTTGCGTCTGACATATTAGCCTGGATGAGTATCAGAGCCAGAACTATTACGTGCCGCTCCTACCACACCGGAGGGTTGGAACCTGTGTGTGTACAGGGGTACGGTCATCCGCATTGTCAACTAGGGTTCGCAAATCCCTACTAGAGCCGGTAGCTGAGTTAGCGTACCATCCTGCGATTTGGCAATTGACTATTCCTCAATAGGATTTACAAAGACAGTGCTGGTGTCTTCGTAAATAACTACTCGGTCCAACCTAGCAAAGTTAGCATTCAGCTTCTTGTGGTTGGTCCTACGTTTCTGCGCATTCTTGGTTGCAAGCTGCGCCTTGCGTCCTTCTATGTAAGAGTTAGCCCACTCTCTCGCTTCCTCCTCAGTCTCACAGATAGAACTGTGAGGGGTCTTGCGATACAGTGGACGTCCTTCTTTGTCCGAAGGAACTGCTAAGAAAGTCATTGTCATTCTCCCTTGGTTAAGAACCTAAAGAATGTGAGCAGTTTAAGGACAGACACGCGGTCTAGAATGACGTGTCGCTTCTACTCAGGTCCTGGAGCACTAAGTTTGACGTACCTTAGCAGGTGCGCCAGTAATATCTTTGACCGTCGGTCTTACTAACTTAGATCTATCCGGTAATAGGTGGCGGAGGAAACGTGAACACGCTTGGATGTCCTCTGCTGTAAGATGGTAATTATCACGCATCTTATAGCTTCTGTTGGCTTCGAGATTGATGTTGAAGACCATGGACATGATGTAAGCAGCGTCCAAGTCTTCAGCATCGTTAACTCGCTTCAGGATTTCCGACATCGGCACTTCTGCCTTATGCAGATCTTCCTGAGCTTGCATGGTCTCAGCAGCTTCCGCGTTCATGTTGTGCTCCTAGTGGCAATATGCCTAATCAAAATAGGAGTTCCCAACTGCTATTATGGGGTCCTGCTTTCACACCAGAAAACTGGCATCTGATTATTCAGGGGACGATACTTACAGGATCGTTAGGTTTTTCCACTATTAGCTAGCCAAGTTGGGATACTCCTAATCAGAATGGATTTTGAGGAGGTTGTTTATCCAATCCTTTAATAGACCTAAGCTGATCTTCATCCATACTCTCGGGAGTATACGGGACTAGATTGTCCACTCTAATTCCAAGTAGACGGCTGGCTTTTGCTTTCCCTCCTCCTGGTGTTTTATGAGTGTAAACTTCAAGCTTGATAGTGACATCCGATCCATTTCCGACAAGTCCATCCAGAACTGAGCCATCAGCGTTAAGAACTTCGACTGGAGTAAGTCCATATTTTCGACCAAGACGGTCTTCTTTCTCCTGAGGACGTGAGAAGGTGACGTTGTAACCATCTTCGTCTTTCTTGATGACATTCTTCATCCCCTCGGCTTGAAGTTGACGCACCTTTTCTAAAGACTCAGGCGTAGGGTATAGTGTACAAGTCCACTTACCCCATGGGTTTACTTGTCTAGTACGAACCCACTTAGCCTTCCCCTGTAAATAAACAAATTGTGTATTTGAACTAACCATTAATCATAACTCTGTGTTTCAATAATTTCAATATCCACAAAAGCAGGATATTTCTCTTCAATGAGTTTAATCAAGTCTTCCTCGGTATAAATATTACGAGGACCTTCAATATCAATCTCACCAATACCGGGTTCATTATAAGCAAACTTAGCTGTAAACATTTAATACTCCTTACAGTGGAAATCCATTAATATAATCTTGGAACTCTGCACGTTGCCATGCATAGTCCTCTACCTCTACCCAACTATAACCAGCTTCATATATTGTTCTAATCAATGTGTAACACTCCTATGTCCTATTCTGCTCTAAATACTCAGCGGCTTTCTTAAGTTTACTTAAATCATCATCAAATAAACCTAAGGCTCTATTGCAAGTATTACAAAGTAATCCTCTTACTTCTTTTGTTGTATGATCGTGATCAATAGCAAGTCTCATATTTTTATTTCGTCGGCCACAGATCTTACAAACATAATTTTGTTTCTTTTCTAATTCGTAATATTCTTTTTCTGTTAAACCATATGCATGTTTAATTCTTCTTCTAAAAATACTTAATTTACGTTTTTCAGAATTCTTTAAACGATATTTTAAACCTGCTAATTTATCACAAGTTTTACATCTTGAGTATAAACCATCTTTAGACGATGCTTGTTTATAAAAGCAACTCTCAGGTTTATTTTCTTTACAAACGGCACAGACTTTCATTTAATGCGTGAAGGCCCAATTAGTTCCTATTGTGTAATCTTTAATATCATCATTCCAATAACTACCAGCCAATGGACACTTAAGCTTTAGTTCCTCCCCCACTTCCCGTAACGACCTCGACTGATACTCCGCCACCCATAGAGCTTTAGCCATATCGTTCGGCGTTTCCGTCTGCCATTCGTCGTGCACGAAGTTGACGAGGATGATCTTGTCTTTCTCGGAGAGCTTGATCTTAGCACGTTCCAATACTCTGTCGGCCGTAAGTGTTTGGGATGCAAATGCTGATACTTCATCAGAAACAATGTTTCCTCGGTAGTACGCATCTTTAATCTCCTTAGTCCACTTCAAAGTAGCTAATTTCATTACTACAGCTTCCCCGTTCTGTAGATATCCAGACATCGCAAGATGTTCTCTCTCTCCTTGAGTCTCCCCAGGTATCTGCACTTTACGACCGTCCAGCCCTGTAAAGTACCCACGCTTTGCATCCAGCGGTATAACTTCCCTTTTGAGCCTTGCAAACCCCTGATATCTTTGAAGAAGACGATCAAGAGCAACTTTGGTCTCTGCCTCTGAACAGCCCAGTATCTGAGAAAGTTTCCAAAGCCCCGCACCCAATAAGAGCGCGAAGATAAATCTCTTAGCAGCGGCTCTACCTTTACAGACATCACCCAATATTCTTGCATTGAGAGAATGCGGATCGGTCTTATCTTCTTTCTTACCTTTGATGAGCGCATCGGTAAACTCCGGGTCATCAATGTAATGTGCAAAGATACGAAGTTGAATACCTTCAGCATCTACGCCGACAAGTAATCTATTCTTCGGTGCACACCATAAGGAACGCATCTCTTTACCGAGAAGCTTCTTGTTCCCTTGTGTGTCTAGATCGTTGGGGATGTTCGCAGTATTAGGCCGCTGATGGGCCATGCGATGGGTCCAAGCCCCTATGCCTTGGAACGAACCATGTATTCGTCCGTCATCCTGGACTAAGGATATCCACTCGGTTAACGTCCGCCGACGACTTTCCAGGAGTATTCGTTTGGCTAGGAGCTTGGATGGGGCGGGTGCTTTATCTGGTAAAGTGGCTAAGTTATTTTCATTTATTTTCCAGCCATACTTTTCCAGTATCTTAAGTTTATCACATACAGAAGTTAAGTCAACATCATTTACGGGTTTCCTAGACCGTTTTAGCTGTTGGAGCTTTCTTTCTGTGTCGATGTGGGTTGTGGTTTTGTCGATGGGCTTCCAACCCGCCTCGTGTAATACTTCAATGACTTGCTTATGCGACGAGGGATTAAATACCTGCTGTCGATATATTGGATATGTTTCGCCAACAGAATACTCATGGATTGAAGACCATAGAGAACGTGGAACAGAAGTCTTCGATATAGTTCCATGCTTAGTGGCCTTGGGAGTAAATTCCCTAACTAGAACTTGCTTAGGTGGAAAGGCCTTTTCTATCTGAGTATCTAATTTAGCTAAGTCTTCCTTAACTTTGTTTAATAGGTTAGTAGCCTTATTAGAATTAAAATAGAAACCGTTATTATGCAGATCGTTCGCAATGAGTTGAAAGGCGTGTTCAGTATGGATGGAATTAGACCAAAGACTATCGCTAAGAATAGGAGTAAACTTGTTATATACAAGCAGGTTAATCTCAGCGTCTCTGGCACAGCGATCCTCCAGTTCTTGAGAATACTTAGTGAAGTCACTGAATAAGTTTTTCTCAATTCCGAACTCTTCGCCGTATTGTTCTAGAGAATGTCCTCCTTTGCGTGAGTAGTCTGTTAGTTTGGAAAGGATGAGTGTATCAACGACGTGATCCACACTAGGCCACCCAAGACCACATATACTATGTAGAGCAGGCAGATCGTAGCCAAGGATATTGTGGCCAACCCAAAGAGATACGCCAGACGCGAACGCGGTGAAACGTGTTCGATCGTCTTCCTGTACCGTTGGTCTGAATACATGAAGCTCTCCTGTATCAATGTCTTTACAGACGATAACCCATACTTTCGTAGGATTAACTAAGGAATTAGCTTCAATATCAATTACGATGCGCATTCATACAGGTTTTCAAAGTAATCTTGCCAAATATCAAACTCTGTATTAAATTTCTTAAATGCTTCCCACTTTTCGTCAGGAATATCTACTACTCCGTCTTTAAGGTTTTGATCATACGCTTCAAAAGGAAAATAAAATGGATAAAGCTCATCTTCATAAATCTTAATCTTCATGCTGCTTTAGAAAGTATATCTTTGTATGCTTTCCTATCCCTTTCTAATCTAGAATTGAACTTACCCTGGTTATTATTCTCTTTGTACCAGTTAATCCATTTCTTAAGTTCAAGCAATGTAACCCATTGTGCGCGATCGAAAGGACCTGTCACATGGTCATTAATCTGTTGTTGCTGGCTGTTCTGTAGGCTTATCGTCATCTGGAAGGACTATTCCCAACTCCTCTCTAAGTTCAAATCTATTACTGAAATCCTCGAAATCAACCCATTTAACGCCGATGTCTTTGTTGAAGACCTGGGCTGTCTTATCGCTAAGACGCATCACATAGTGAAATGGAATTAATTCAAAAGTGGTGTTATGTTTATCTTTAACTAGAAATAGACTATTAATCTGTAATTCCTTTAACCAGACCTTACCATACTTAGGAGGTCCTCCACCACCTCTAATAGGACGGGCAAATGGAACTACGTTATCTTCTTCCTGGTTGGTAGAAGGTAGAATAAGTTTACTCATTTATTTTATCCATAGTTGTTTCTTCATTTTAATTGCTACAGAACCATCTTCGTAGAAACCTAATTGTCTAGCATATTCTGTATAACCTAATTTCCTATAGAAGTCAATAGCTTTTGTATTAGACACCTTAACTTCTAACCTAAGGTATTCTTTACCAGCACTCCTAGTTCTCTTTTCAGCATTCTTTAATAATAGAAGACCAAAACCTTTACCTTGGTATTCCTTAGCTACTGCTAAAGAATATAACCTCGTAGAGGTAACAGTATAACTAAGATATAAAACATAGTAACCAAGTAACTTAGTATTATCCTTAGCTATTACTGTAGCTATTCTAGTACCTCGTGTATTACGTATGTAGTTCCTAAAGGATGCAGCGTTGATCCTATCGGTATCAAATACCCTTTCCTCCAAGTACACCAAATCTGGTATGTCTTCTAGAGTAGCCTCACGGATAGTGACCATAGTGATCTACCTTCGCTGTTAGAATGCCTGTAAAAGGGGTCATATACAATCACTGGTGCGTTATTTTCTTCGGATGGTACTTAGGTAGCCAAAAGTAACTAAAACTTACCAGTGATCATTTATGTGGCTTGTACGTGCATTAGATCAGAATAAGTCTTAGCGAACTCTTTACCAGAAGAATTGTAGGTTCTACCCGCCTGTTTAAAGCGTTCCTGGACCCACTCTACGCATACAGGACAACGTCCACCGTCTTGAACCCAATATAGATAATGCCTATCGTTGAATAGTTCTAACTCAATAGCTTCATGATCTCTGGGATTGTTAGAACTTCTATCCGTAAATATGCGGATAGGTTTATCTTTCTTTGACATCAAGCTTCCTCGTAAGATACACCTAAGACAGTCATTTCTCGTTTAGCAATAGCTAATTGATGAGGACTACATCTACTACTTGAGTTCACAAAATACTCTTGCAACCACTCCTCGCCTTTCGGCGTGTTCGCAATCAGACGGTAATATTTGTCCCGGTTGAGGCTGTGATACTTGGGACGACGGATGGTGATGTCGGTAACCATGGTGCTGTCTCCTCTGTGAGTACGTAGGTGCTATCGTCGAACACGATATCACCAGCAGGCCCAGTGTGGCTGCAGAAACGATTGTACGGAATGGAAAGATGTATAGTTCGCCGTTCTCTTTCGTCTTCATGTACAGTGTCCCTCTTTGCGTCGATGGTGATGTCTGCTATCTTCGTGAGATAGTGTGAACCCCTAGTCTGACCGAAGTCATTCACATGGCTTACCATTAACAGAGCGAAGTCTAATTCCTTAACCATCATTTCTAATCTGGTTGCGAGATACTCCAATGCACGCCTTTCATCATCGCCTGCAAGACCTGAGACAGCCATGGTAATGTGGTCAAGAATAATATAACGACAAGAACGGGCAGTGACGAGGAACCGTATCGTGTCCAGAAGTATGTCTGGATCGTCGCTCCCAAAGTGAGAATAGATATGAAGACGGTCATCAGTAACCAGAAGGTTGTCCAATGCAGCACAGATTTCAGCATTAGAGACACCGGCGTCTGGAAGATGAACCGGCTTCCGAAGTTCGAGTCCTGCCAAGGACTGGAGGTGTCTTCGTTTGTCTTCTTCGAGATAGATTGATCCGACATTGTCTTTGGTCCCTTTGAGGATGTGGTGCTCAATACTGTGCATTAGAGCAGTCTTACCTACCTTCTCAGGAGCTTTAATAAGTACTGTCTCACCTGTTCTAATTCCATACGTCATCTTGTTTAACGTAGGGAATGGATAAGGAAATCCTTCCTTATGTGGTTGCGTCAGTATCTTATGAAACTCTTCCAGAGAAGATATGACTGTCTCTGGTAGGTACTTCTTTGAGTTATGCCAGATATTCCTCAGTTCGTCGGCTTCTCCATGTTGGAGGTACTCGTTAGCATCCTTTCGATTTGAGAATTTGACAACGAAGACTTTATTGTAGTCGAACAGCTTTGCAACGCGTTGAGTAGCTTCTCGGCCCGGTGCATCTGAGTCGAAGGCCAAGTAGATACGCTCGAACGAATTAAGGAACTCGTAGTCCACAGAACAGTCCCTGACAGCACTACTAGCAGACTGAACACTAACAACAGGCGTTCGCAGTACCTGATATAACGAGAGCGCATCTAGTTCTCCTTCGGTTATGGTCACAACTTTGTGTGACCCTGCTGCAAACTTATCTAATCCAAAGAGACCGGGTTTAGACGTACCAACCCAATAAAAAGTCTTCTCCCCAATAAGTCTAACTTTAGTAGCTTTGGAGGCGCTGTAATGAAACCCAACTGAAATAGGGTTTCCTTCAATTCCCACTTTAGTTTTGCAGTCGTAGAATTTAAATGTCTCTTTCGTAATACCTCTCTGAGGTAAGTACTCAAACGTGAAATCATCCAAGTTATATTCCTTGTTAGGTGGTTTATAATAATTACATGAAAAGCAATAACCATGCCCATCATCGTACTCACAGTACGCATCCGACGATGGGCATGAAGGGCATGGACTATGCAGACTTGTTATCTTTGACACTTGGTATATGCTGGTGAATGTACGGAGTGTGGATAGGATCGTTGTTGTACAACAGCCGATGGAAGTAATAATAGTTCCTCATCGGCAACAGGCCTAACTTAGGATTGTTAGGCTTGATCACATCCACGGGATGAAACATAGGAGATTTAATGAAGTCTGACCAGAAGTCAGGAACTCCGAGATACATCCACGCCTTGACTGGCTGTAGATATTGCTCGGAGCTAGTATTCTTATTAAGTTTGAGACGATAGGGGATAACCAAATCTACCCTACGTCTCTCGAATTCTACTCCATTTCGCTTATAGTTGTCAAGCGTAATGAAGCGTGAAGGAGTAACAGAATACAGTTCTCCACGTATTCTTGCGTATGGGAACATTGGTTCTCCATTCATACGCATGTTCCGTAGATATTGTTCTTGCCACCCTCCTTGCATGGGTACAGCCTCACTCTCGATACCTGAGTCCTTACGCCATAAGACGAAGTTCTCTTCGGCTGTGAGAGCTACTGCACGTAACTCTGCGAACTTACCCAACAATGGTGATGCCTTGTGATTGAGCATCATTTCATCGGGCACGAATAGAAGTTGTCTTTTATATCTAGACAACCTAGCCATGTCTGGTGTATACTCGGGAGTTGCCTCCCGTAACCAGTCGAGAGAAGGCAAGGGGATTTTACTCCCCCTGCTGAAGTACTTTCTAAGGTTTAGCATTGTTGTTATCCCTGGGGAGTTGTACAGGATACCTTAGGACGCTTTGCGGACGAGGTTGAACCCATCCTCATTATCCTCGACGACGGGCTTGGTTTCTGTCGGAGGCTTCTGCTCGACGGCCTTGGTCTTGTAGTTCTGGATGACCAAGTACCGGAGATCTTTGATCAGAGCTAGCGTCAACTCTGGATATTGCAGGATATGCTCCTGCAAGAGTTCGTCAGACCACGTGAACATGATCTCAAGACCAGGAATGAGAACCCCCTTAGATTTGAGAGTGTCTGCCCACGAGTCCCATTTGGCTTCCTCGGACTGAATGGTGAGCGGGTTCTTGGCCATTTCACCATTGGCACCCATGATTTTGGGGATGAAGTCCTTCTGAAATGCAGTAATCTCCGCAGAAGGTGCGACCTCGGTCTTGG